GCCCGGGTCGGCGAGCTCCGGGGACTGGGACATGAGCCGCGGGGACAGTTTCCCCCGCAGTTCGCCGGGCCCGGACACTTCCGGCCCGTACTCCAGGTCCGTGACCGGCAGGGCGTGGGACAGCCAGGCGCCGGTGACGGCGTGCTGGGTGAGGACCCGTACCGGCGGCGCGACGCTCACCTGGGGGCCTCCTCGAACTGCACGTCGTAGACGAGGGTGGTGCCGCCGTCGACGTAGATGCGGCCGGGCTGGCCGGACTCGAACGCGGCGGCTTGGGCGCGGAGGATCTGGCTGGTGCCGCGGTAGGAGTCGGGCAGGGTGAGGGTGTCGGCGACGACGGCGGGGATCCGGCGGACGCCGGTGCCCTGGTTGTCGTCCAAGTTGACGGCTTGGGTGACGAGGCTGGGACCGAACGCTGCGGACAGTTGCCCCCAGAAGTCCCCGAGGTTGTACCGGATGGGGCTGATGTCGATTTTGACGATGGCTTTGGTCGCCCAGTCGGGGACGGCGAACGTGCCGCCGGACGCGGTGGTGAAGTAGGACAGGGTGGTCAGGGAGCCGATTCCGGCGCTCGTGGAGGTCGGGGACTGGGTGATGATGCTGCGTTGGCGGCGCGGGTTGGCGATCTTCCGCAGGTCTTTGATCATCGCGTTGGTGATCGTGGACGTGGACGCGGGAATGTCGATCCGGGCGAGCGGGATGCCGGTGCGGCCGTCGGGGATCGTCGTCGCTGACGACGACACGTTCGGAATGATCTGGAAGTAGTTGATGTCGTCGACCTGCGGGTCCAGGTCGCCCTCGTACTCGCGGTCCTCGACACGGACGATGAGCATGTCGGAGCGTGCGGTGGCACCCGTCGGGGCGATGTCGACGTCGGTGGCGCCGACGTTGCACACCGCGTAGTGGCCCTGGAAGACGTTGGCGCGGCCGCGGACGACGCCGGAGCCGTCGCCGACCGTCACACCGCCACCGGGCGTGGACCTTTGGGTGACTTTCAGGTCGTCGCCTTCGGTGATGCCCTCCGCGTTCGCGGCCAGGTCCCGAACCAGCATCCGGAACTGCTGCGCACTGTGGGTGGCCCCGTTGGTGAGGATGGGCCGAGGGAACAAGGCCATGATGTCGGCTCTCCTTCAGAGGGCGGTGTAGGCGTCACGCCAGGTGACGCGGAGGCGGGCGGTGTTGGTGGAGTCGAACGCGGTCCAGCGCATTTCGCTGGTGCCGGGCGGCAGGGAGAACAGGTCGATCCGGGACGCAGGGCTGAGGTAGGTGGAGGCGTTGCCGCCGTTGTCCCAGGTGACAGTCCGGTAGCCGGGCCGGGTGTCGATCTCGATCCACCGGCCCGCGGACAGGTTCAGGGTGGGCAGGGCCAGGGTCCGGCCGGATGCCACGTGCCGGATGGTGACGTCCGCGCACGGCCCGAAGATCCGCAGCACGGGCCAGGCGTCGGCTGTACCCGAGTTCAGGACCCAGCCGGGCCGGTCCGCGGCCACGGTTCCGTCCTGCACAAAGATCGGCGCCACCACCGGGGCAGCAAAACCCCCACCCGTCAGCCACCCCAGCGGCAACTCCGTCACCGACTCCGTGTCCGCATAGAAGCCCGGGTCGTGGGCGAGGAACTCCAACTCGAGGGGCACGTAGCCGTGGATGATCTGCTCGTCCTCAGGGTCCAGACGGCGGGCCCGGACCGTCAGCCGCTTCACCGGACGACCCGGACGCTTGATCCGCAGGGACATGCCCTGCCCGCCCACCAGCCGCACATCCGCCGCATCCGTGACCGCCTGCAACGCGGCCACCACGTCCTGCGCGGCCGCCGGATCCCCCGGCGTCTTCACCGCCGCGTCGATCTGGATGGTGCGGCCCGCCCAGTAGTCCGGCCCCGCGAACTGGCCGTCCATCGACGGCTGGTCCACGTCCGACTCCCGCACCGGCGGCCGGCCCAGACCGGACGTGCCGAGCACGTTCACGGTCGTGCCGGCGCCGATGACGACACCGCCCACGTCGTACTGCCAGTCCTCCAGCTCAGGCTCCGGCACGGGCCGCCACCCCTCCCCTGCGCGCACGGCGGACACTCCGCCCGACCTGCGCTCCGATGTCGGACGCGGTGGCCCCCGTACGGACGGGGGTGACGGTGACCTGTGTGGTGTCGCCGCCCTTGACGATGACGACCGGCCTGCCTGCGGACGCATCCGTCAGGCCGACACCGAACCGGTTGGCGACGTCCGCGAGGACGGGCAGGGCGGTACGCCGCTTCGACGGGCTGAGGGGCAGGTACGCCTCGCCGTGAGTCTCAGGTTCCGCGAAGCGCACCAGTCCGCCGCGGGTGGCGTAGATTCCCGCCCGGATCCCGCCGTCCGCGTACGCGAGGCCCTTGTTGGCCTTCGCCAAGTCCTGGAGGAAGCGGGCGGCCCGTGAGCCGAGGGACTCTGTGATCTGCGTTTTCGCCTTGTTCGCCACGGCGATGATCTCGTCCTCGCCCAGACCGGTCTTCCCCGCCACCGCGTGCAGGCTGGTCGTCTTCGTGGTGATGGCGGCGATGATCTGCACCAGCTGCGACAGCTGGTCCGGCGTCAACGCCTGATCGGCCCGCTTCGTGGCCTTGTTCGCCTTGTCCGCCTTCGACCGGTCCCCGGCCGCGGCCGCCGCCAGGTCGTAGGCGGCCTCGTCGTTCTGCCCCGCCAGGTGAGCGGCGAGGGACCCGTAGCCCTGCGCGGCGAGCTTCGCCAGGTTCTCCTGGAAGACGCTCTGGTTGCCGACCGCGTGGTTCAGGTCGACGGTGAAGGCACTCAGTGAAGCGCGAGCTGTTTTCTCCAGGTTCCGCAGCGCGATGGACATGCTGGCCACGTACTTGTTGGTGCCGGTCGCCATCTTCGCGGCGATCTTGACGCCGTCCTCGCCCATCGACGCCAGGGTCTCCGCGACGTCGGTCCCGGCCCGCTCGGCGACCTTCTCCAGGTTCCGCGCCCAGGCGACGTTCGCCTGGCCCAGGTCCCACAGCTTCCGCTCGACAGCGCCGACGTCGAAGTAGTCGACGTCCTTGCCCTTGACCTTCTTCGTCTTGTGCCCGGCCCGCCCGGCGTCGGACGGCGAGTAGAGGGAGCCAGTGCCCGGGTCATACCGCCAGTCCGTGAGCGACCCAGCCGCGTTCCACTGGATAGCGGCCGGGTCCCCACCCAGACGCTGCACGGTCTCCTCGGCGATCGCCCTTGAACGGGCACGCTTCGACGAGGCGAGCGGGATGTACGCCTCGCCGCCGGTCTCCTGCTCCGCCCACACCCGGTACTGGCCCGCCGGCGCGATCTGCGCGACGTGGTTCTCCCGCATGCCGCCGTCGGCGTAGTAGTCGACGACGGCGCCGTCCGCGCGGCCCTGCATCTTGGCGTCCGCGCGTGCCCCGGCACCCTCGATGCCGATGGTCTGGTAGCGGGCGGTGATGGTGACCTGCTTCGACTTCACCTTCGCGATCGCTGCTCGGACAGCGTCCGCGGCCTTGGAGGCGGCGTCGATCGCGGACAGGGTGATCGTCTTGTTTTTCAGGCCGTCGCGGGCGGACTGCACGTCCGCCAGCCGCTGCTTCGCGGTCGCCGTGTCCGCGGTGACAGAGAATTCGCCGTTCGGTAGCCGCTCCACCGTGAACCCAAGATCCTGGAGCATGCTGATCGCATCCGAGGTGAGGGCGGCTACCGTGACTGACTTCCGGTTTGGCGTCGCCTGGATTGCGGCGATCACCGAGTCCAGTCCGGCGACAGCGTCCTCGGTCCGCATCTCGATACGGGTGGTTTTCGAGTCCGGGAGGGCCAGGTACTTGTCGGCGAGGATCTCCGCCTGCTGCGACGTCAAACCCATGGCGTCCGCGGTCTTGATGAACGCAGACTCTCCGACCCAAGGTCCAGTTCGCCGTTCCGCAGCTTCAGCGCGTTCCCGTGCTTTTTGATGGCCTCGTTGGCGTCGTCGATGGACTGCTCAAACGCGGACATCGCGGAGCCGGCGGCCCGGTTGACGTCGTTCAGGGCGGTGATGGCCTGCCGCAGGCCGTCCGCGGACTGCTTCTGCGCCTCCAACTTTCCGGTGGTGTCCTGCGCCGCCGACCCGAACAGGCCCATCGACTGGGCGGCGAGCTGCTGCTCGAACTGAGCGTCCTTGATCGCGGACTGGTAGTCGTCAAGTTCCTTCGTGAACTGGCTGGTGTCCCGGCCGCCCTTGCCGTACTCGGCAGTGAGCTTCTTCAGCGCTTCGGCGGCCAGGTCGGCTTGGCCGCCCTTGACGAGGTTCGCGAGAGCCTCGTCGATCGCGTTCAGGTTTTCCTTGGCTTCCTTGACCGGGGTGGAATCCCAGTCACCGATGCCACCAAGGGTGGTGATGAACTGCTGCACGTCGTCGGCGGTCGACGGGTCGGTGAGGGACCGCACCTTGTCGTACAGGCCGTCCAGGTCGTCACCGAATGCGCGGGCCGCCTCTCCTGTGACCTTGCCCGTACTGCCGAGCTCCTTGAGTGACTGCGTCAGCTTGTCGACGTTCGGCGGGGCTTCCTTCCCGATGTCCATGAGCTTGCCGATAGCAACGGCCGCGAGGGCGATACCGGCGACGATGATGGACGCCTTCGTTGCCGTGCCGAGGGCCATGAACGCGACGCGCAGGCCGGCGAGGCCGCCACCAGCCGCAGTGGAGGCGGCAGCCAGACCGAGGATGGATGCCCTGACCGCACCGAAGCGTCCTGCCAGCGCCGCGAATCCGGCGCCGGCCAGAGTGAGGAGTTTCAGGGCGGCAGCAGCCTGGAGGAAGATCGCGACAGCCTGCGGGGGCAGGGCGGCGACGAGGTTGGCAACGGCTGTGACCAGCGTGAGCATGATGGGTCCGGCGGCAGACCCGGCTTCGAGGAGCATGGCGATCGCGTCACCGATCGCGTCCAGGGCTTCCCTGGCAGCGGGCCCGTTCTCCCGCATGTAGTCGACGATTGCCCCGACGACGCCTTCGTCTGCGTCGCCTTCGGACACGACGCGCAGGAGGTGGATGACGCTGTCGGTGAAGTCGTCCAGCTTCGCGTCCGTGAGGTCGGCAACCTTGTCCGACAGAGCGTCGAAGCCGGGGGTGGTGATGGCGCCACCCGCAATGTTCAGTAGCCGGTCCATCTGCCCGGAGAACGACTCCACCTCCGGGGACAGGCGCGGTATGAGCTGTTCAAGCAGGGTGAACGACTTCTCGGCCGGGGCCATCGTGAAAGCGGCCATGTCGTGCAGCAGACTGCCCAGTCCGCCAGCCATGCCCCCGCCACCACCGCCGCCGGGCAGGCCGGGGAGGGGAGTCCGCAGGCGGGACGTGTCGGGGTCGACACGGACACGAATGGTCTGGTTCATCGACGCCCACCGCACGGCGGCGGACACGTCGCGGCGCAGCTGCATCGGATCGGCGAGCACGAGGGGGATCTCAATGCGGTGACCCCACGACGCCCACCGGACAGCGTCCTCAACTTCGCGCCGCAGCTGCATGGCGTTGCCGAGGCGCAGGTTCACTGCGAGGCCCTGCCCGGCGCCTGCGGCGGAGAGCGCGGCGGAGACGTCGGAGCGCAGGTGGTCGGCGTCCAGTCCGAGGCGGACGCGGAGGCCCTGACCAGATCCGGCGCTGGCGAGAGCGGTCCGGACGTCGCGGCGGAGGTGGCCGGCGTCTACGTCCAGACAGACCCGGATGGGGTTGCGGGTGTCGGCGCGGAGCTGGTCGATGTCGCGGCGTAGCGCGTTGACGTTCCGGGACGCGGTGCGGGCGTCCCCGGAGAGGCTTCGGAGGGTGCGGGACAGCCCGGAGCCCTGCCCGGTCAGGCGTACCGACAGATTCCATTCGGACACGGGCGGGCTCCTTCCTCTACTTGTGGCTGTGCTGGTTCTGGAGTTGCAGGGCGGCGTGGACGCTGGCCGGGATGAGGCCGACTTTCACGCCGTGCCCCTCGTCACCGTCGGGGATTTCCTTCTGCCGGTCGGCGATGATCTGGCAGCCGACGCAGCGGTGGGTGGTGGCCCGGTAGGCGTCCTCGTCTCCGCCCAGCCGTTCGTCCCATTCGTCGGGGCGGGTGCCGCAGGCCGGGCAGACCTGCTTGAGGTAGGTCTCGTAGGCGTGGGCTTTGCGCCGGTCGAGGTCGGTCCAGGTGCCGTCACCGTGACCGCGGAAGAGACTGTGCGGGATCCGGTAGGTCCGGCACAGATCCATCTCGGTACGGAAGTCGGCATCGTCGATCAGTCTTTTCCCAGGTCGGACCGCTTCCGCTGCTGCACGGACCAGGCGGCGCCCCACAGGGCTTTCCAGTCGTCCAGGGGCCAGGCCTGCATGGCCTGCTGCGCGTACTCGATGGGCATGCCGTCGGCGCTGGCGGCGGCGATCAGGGCGGGAGCGAACGTGTCGACGTGGAACTCGGCGTTCTGCTCCTCGTCCTCGAGGGGCGGGTGTTCGTTGATGAGCGCTTCGAGCCGGCCGCGTTCGAGGGCCCGGAAGGTGAGGGTGACGGTCGCCGCTTCGTAGGCTTCCGTGGCCGTCTTCAGCTCGGCCTGCGCCTCGCGGGTCTGCTTCTTGGCCAGGGCCAGCGTGTCCTTGTCGAGATCCTTCGGCAGGGACTTCTCGTAGCCCTCCGCACGCGCGGCGGCCTGCCGGGCGGTGCGGTAGCGGTCACGGACGTCGGGGTCGGCGCACAGGCGGAGGGTCTGGGTGGGCTTGGGCATGGCGTCCAGACGCTTCTGGATGGCGTCCCATGCGGTGCTGGTCATACGGAGGGTCTCCTGTGGGAAGGGGCCCGGCCGGGCGCGTGGCGCCCTTCCCTGAACCGCGACGGGCCCGGCCGGGGGCTAGTGGGGCCGAGGTCAGCCGGCGGTCGGGACGGTCTGGTTGAAGACGGGGCGGTCCGTGACCGTGAACTGGACGGTGATCTTCGCGGCCTCGTTGTCCGCCGTGTACGCCTTCGAGTTGGAGACGACGGTCACGGGGAAGACGTCCATGCCCTTGTTCCCGGCGGTCTTGCCCTTGGAGAAGATGACGATGAAGCCGCTGGTGCCCTTGGCGAGTTCGGTCTCGACGTCGTCGAGGGTGCTGTCCTCGTAGAAGGTGAGGCTGGAGTCGGCTGCGGAGTCGTCGCCGCCGATCTTCGACACGAACGTGGACCCCATGTCGGGGGTGTCGATCGGGGTGTTCTCCAGTGACCAGCCGTCGATCGCGTTGATCTGGTCGGTGTAGTCCGTACCGGCGGTGATCTCCGTGTCGGTCGGGATGAGCGTGGTCGCGGCGATCGTCGGAAGGAAGTAGATCCGGGTCAGAGTTTTGCGGTTGAACCTCATGGTGGCCCCTCGCGGATAGGGGCCGATAGGACCCCTGCTACACGTGTTGGTGTGGCGGCCACCTGTGGTGGTGGCGCCCGCGTGGGGTCCCGCCGCGGTGCGGTACTGCACTCCCCCTGTCGGGGGCTATCCGGCCGGCTGCTCCTCGAGGAAGAGCCGGTAACGGATCACTGATGTGATGATGGCATCTCCTGGGTCGGACGTTCCCCCCGCTTCTCGTGCCTCCCGCCGCCAGCAGCCCACGCCCGGCCCGACGTTCAGCGGATGCATATATCCAGGGGCGCCGCCCGCGGGGCGTTCCACGACTTTCCAGGCTCGGTCTGCCATCCATTGGGCTTGCTCGTCGCCGCCACGGCTGTCGGGGATCCCGGGGGTGGGCCCGGATACGAATGTGGCCTGGTAGTCGAGGACGGCCGCCCGCTGACTGTCGGCGAGAGTCTGGGTGTCGTCGGTGCGGTCCAGGGGGTACAGGATCGTGTACGGCGGCGGAACCGGGCTGCCCTTGACGTCCAGGGGCACGGACCGCAGCCCGACCGGCTTGCCGGTGAGCGAGGCCAGGAGCGCCTGGAGGCCTTGGGTGACGGGGAGTCGTTGGATCATCGTCAGCTCCCGAAGATCCGGTCCAGGGCCGCCTTGAAGGCGTCCGCGTACTCGTCGGACAGCTCGTTCACCGCTGGTTCCACGTGCGGGTACGGCGGTTGCTGGAAGAAGCGGCCCAGACTGTCGAACATGTTCATGAAGCCGTACTCGAGGCGCCTACCCTGCGGCTCGGTGGTGCCGAGTGTCGCTCCCCCACCGTCCGGCACGGCGAACGGCTGCGCGGGGCCCCAGGAGTCGAAGTAGTCCCCCGTGATGATGTTCGGGCCGGGCCGTCCAGACGCGTTGAAGCGGATCATTGCGCGCAGGAGACGGGCCTGCTGCTGCACCGTCCGGTTCACCTCCGGCCCGACACGGTCCGCAGCCTGCTCCAGCCGGTCTGCGAGTTCGTCCAGGTCCATCACGCCTCCCCGCCGGTCTGCGTGATCTGGTCGAGGCTGGTGATGCGGATGACGCCGAGGGTGCCGCCCTGTGACGGGTCCATGGCCCGCCACTGCCGTCCGACCAGGGTCTGGTCGCCGCCGTCGTGGATGGCGACGACGGTGACGATGGTGTCCCGGGCGGCGATCGGCGCGGTGAGGGGCGTAAACGCCTTGTACTTACTGGTGGTCTCGTTCACCCAGGGCTGCGTTGCGACGACTGCGGAAGCCGTTTCGGGCAGGCTTCCGGGCTGCACGGCGCCGGGCCCCTCGTAGAAGACGGTGTCTTCGGGAACCTCGTAGAGGCCGGTGTCGGGGTTGAACACGGGCGGCCCGCCGGGGCTGGCGAAGCGGACGGTGTCGAGGAAGAGCATGCCCTCCACGAGGGGGGTGACGTTGGCGAGGATCCGGGCGAGGTCGACAGCCATCAGCGGGTCCCCCCTTCCGTGTTCCGCGCCCACTCGGCAAGGGTCATGAGCATCGCCCGTGCCGTGGCTCCCGGGCCGCCGCCGTAGTCGGCCCGGTTGAGGGCCTCCTGGTCGAGACGGTCGGGGTCGACCGCGTCCAGGAACTCGCAGATCTGGTCGGCGGGCGTCTTGGCCACGCCAACAGCAACGCGGGCGAGCCCTTGGAAGACGGCGCCTTCGGGCTGCCGGGTGTGGAGGATCAGCATGGGCAGGGCGGCGGAGATGTCGTGCTGAAGGACGTAGCCGGTGACTGTGCCGGGCGGGAGGGCTTCGCCGCCGATGCGGATGGTGGCCTGGCCGGGCTGACCGTCGATGTGGACGGCGTGCGCCTGCGGCTCGGTGGGCTGGTCCGTCACGGTTGCCTCCGATCCGGCTCGCTCAGTTCCCGGCCGTCCAGGGAGTTGTGTACGACGACCCATCCCATAGAGCCGTCTTCGCGCTCCACAGGTCGCTCCGTCGGACCGCACACGCAGGGCTGGCCACTGGTGTCGTGCTCAATCAGGTCGTCGATCGGTTCGACGTGATAGGTGCTCACAGGGGCGCTCCGGTGCGGATCTCGGTTCGGCCGATGAGGTCGAGACGGGGCAGAAACTCGCGCTGGCAGTGGTGGTGCGCTGTCGGGTGGGCGAGGGCGTCCTGGACGGTGCGCAGGGTCCGGTTGGCTTTGTCCTCGTCCTGGTGATCACGCCACCCGCACGCGGCGCCGTCACGGACTTCCACCCACTCCGTGCCTAGCTCCTGCAACGCAGTCCGGGCAGCCCCGCTGTTCGCGGTGGTCACGGCTTGCCAGGTGATCGCGGCGCTGGCCCACGAGTCGACCGGATGTCGGGCGTTGTTGGCATAGACGACCGCGTCCAAGGGGTGGTCGCGGCGCAGTTGCGCCGAGCTGAAGTGTGCACTGCCGCGCACAGCGTCCTGTGCGGCACGGAGGAAGACCCGGGCCCGGCGCAGCGCCTCGCTGATCCGACCGGTGAGGTCCGCGTAGTACTGGGCGGACAGGGCCGTCACCTGCTGCTGGTGGAGCAGCGTCCACGAGAAGCGCACGCCGGGCCGTCGGGCGTTGTCCAGCATCGTCAGCGCACCCTCGCGGTAGACGAGGGGGAGGTCGACGGATGCCCAC